TTACCGGCTTTATAGTAATCGTATTGTGCCTGCGAATTTTGTTCGTACTGGTTAGCGTAGGTTCTGGAACCAAACACTTCAAATTCGGACAGGTCAAACAGGTAATCGGTGGTAGCCGTAACTGCACCGGAAGTATTGCTGGAATTACCGGTGTTGTCGGTGTACTTAGTCACAGGTTGCATAACGGCCAACAATTCAGACGGAAGCGCCGCCATCAGGCTGTTTGCAACGGGGCTTGTGGGGGTTCCATCATTGCCATAAAGGGTTTTCCGCTTATAGCAAGCGTTCCAACCACCGCTGTTCGTGTTGCTGGTATTCCAGTTGAAATAACCGGAACTGGAAGTTGTGTTGTTATACTGACTATCACACAGGCCAACCGCCGTGGAACCGATCTTTCCGATCTGGAAGTGAATCTTGTTCGCACCTTCCTTGGCGGAATTGTGATTGAACCCCAAAATGAAAGCATTGACCGCCAAATTGGAAAAAGTGGTGTTGCCCACCTTGCCATTGATCTTGATTTCTTTCACATCGCCAACGGCCCAATAGTTGGCCCCCAAACCTGCGGAACTGACTTCCCGGATGGTTGCCCAACTGTTATCATTCAGAACCTTGGTGGGCAAAGTCACTTCAACGGAACAGGTCTTATTGGCCGGGGCCGTGTGGTTGGTGCCAGCGGCCACGCTGACGGTGATTGTGGCGCTTCCTTTGCCCTTGGCGGTAACAGTTACCACCCCACCGGAAACGCTCACAGAAGCCACCGTAGGGGCATTGGAAGTGGCCGTGATTGTGCCGTTACCGGCTCTTGTCACGGTGATGGTGTCCGTGGTCTTTGCGGCGGTCAGTTTGATGGAAGTCTTATTCAAAGACAAACTACCAGCGGCCTTGGCAATGCTCCAAGCAACCGTTTTGACCCCGGTGCTTCCATCGGCCCACTTGTAGTTCGTTTTCGGCGTGAAGGTGGCATTGTAGGAACCGGCGTTCGTGCCGCTGGTAGTTCCGCCAAGCGTCATTTTCCCGCTGTCATAGTTGTTCCAAGTGGGGCTTTGGGCCGAACCGGTATAAGTAAGGCTGTTGCTCTGCGTGGGGATCGTCATGGTGGCGGCGCTGATCGTCCAAGTCACTTCCTTGGCGGTCTGTGTGCCATCTGCCCACTTATACTTCCCTTTCGGCGTGAAAGTGGCCGTGTAGGTTCCAGCATTGGTGCCGGTAGTTACACCGCCCAAGGTCAGGGCTTCAGGGTTATAGGCGTTCCAAGAAGGGCTTTGGGCCTGTCCGTTATAGGTCAGGGTGCCATTCTGCGAAGGAAGAACATTGATGGTATAGACGATACCGGACACAGCTTTCAAGGCCGCATCTGCGGCGGTCTGTGCGTTCTGCGCCGCTTCCACACAGGTTCCGATCTGGTACAACAGATACGGGTGGGCGGTCTGATCAAGGTTGTGTTCGCTCACCTTGTTTTGGGCCGTACCTTTGGGATCATAGTTCATGTTGGGAAGCTGTTCGGCGGGAACCTTACCATCCACCAGATCAGCCTTCCCGGATTGACCTTTCTGAAGGGCTTCAACGGCATCCGCATTGGCCTTCATTTGGGTATCAATCTTATCCATGTTTTCATTCTGAACCCCTACATCATAAAATTCAGATTCAAGGGGTTTAGTCAGCTTGTAATTGGTTGTTTTATTCGCCATTCTTCAAAACCTCGTTTCTCAACTGATTATGGGTATAGGCGGCAAGCTGGGCATGGGTGAACCGCCCAAGTTCCGCATGGGTGTTATAAAGCTGAAGCAAGGTCACAACCATGTTTTGGGGAACAACCCGGTTCAGCAAAGATTCAACATCATTGAAGTTGTTCTTTGCGGCCAACCCGATTTTCACAAGAAGCTGATAGGTGCCTTCTTCCACATCAGCGGAATAGTTACCCTTCCCGCACAGCGTTTCAAGGATGTTCCGAAGCTGGGGCAAGGTGTACGGAAGTTCTTCATTGATCCGGGTCAGAATACGGAACCGGCGATCTTCAAGACTGTCCGTGCCTTTGGGGGTGATCCCCAAAATCTTTTCCCACCGGGAAAGGCCCATGTTTCCAGCGGTGGGAATGAACTGATTATCAAGAAGATCATCCGTGGTATTCCACGCCTTTTCAATTTCCGGCTGTTCGCTCCCCATGATCCCCTGAAACTCCGCATAATCACGAATGACATAGGGAAGATAATCAATTAGTTTGCGTTCCATGCTCCCGGCCCCCTTATCCGTTGATCACGATGGTTCCCGGCTCAATGGTTCCCAAAACCGGGATGTGGTCAAGGGTCAGGGTACAGTTCGCCGCTTCACCGTTGATCTTGGTGTTGGCAATATCCAGAATACCGGTGATCCCCAACAGGCGGCTTTCCACCTGACTGATACGAACCACAAGGGCTTCATTCTGGTCTGCCCAACTTTGGGCCAGTTCCAAGAAGTAACCGTTGATTGCTTCCGTGACATAGGCGGAAACATCATCCCAACTCCATTCTCGCTGATAGTACAGATCGAAGGAAAGGTTGATGGTATCTTCACCCACGCCTTCAACCCTCACCACATGGCCGATGGGAGCAATGCCCACACCTTCACCGGCGTTCTGAAGGGGGTCAACTGCGGTCTGCACCTGATCCACAAGGGCTTCAGAAGGCTTCTTGAAGGAACTGTTGATGATCACCAGCTTCACGGTTCCGCCCACGGTCAGCTTGCTATTGGCTCCCGCCGCATACACGGCATTCAACCACGCCTTGATTTCCTCGGACACACCGGAAAGGCCGCTGATCCAAGTGTCGGTTCCCGTGGGCGGGATCAGCTTGGCCGGGTTCAAATCGCTGTTCCAAACCCGATATACCTTCACACCGCCAACGCCGGGAATGGCGTTCACCTTTTCCAGATAATCCGCACGGTTGCCGCCGAAGGCTTGGGCATTCAGGCTATCCATGTAACGCTGTCTGAAAACCTCGGTATCTTCTTCATCTTCACCGGGGATCACCACGGCGGAAATGGAACAGGTTTCAAGCCCGTCCACATACTCAATGGGAATCACCGTTCCGGTGTAGTCATTACCGGCTTCACCAGCGGTTTCACAGGTGATTTCATAGTTGCCGCTTCCACGGTCAGCCGAAACATAATAGTTCAGTTCCCCGATGGAAAAGCGGGTGTTCATGGGAAGGTGCAAGGTGGTTGGTGTAATGCTCAACTGCAACACGGCGGGGCTTGCCGGTTGCGGTTTCAGCCCCCTTTCTGCCGCCCTCAAAATGAGATAAGGGCGGGTTGCGGTGTCCGCAAAGGTTTCATTCAGCACCGTATCAAGGGCAATATAAAGGTTCTGCAATTCCACGGCGGCGGGGGCATCACCGCACCAAACCAACGAACCTTCACGGGTGTCCAAATTGCCATTGATGGAAAGCGCCTTCTGAAGCATCCGGGAAAGGATTGCTTCATAGGTCTGTGCTTCATACATCAGATTTCAACCCCCAATTCTGCATTGATTTCGCCAAAAATGCTGACCACCGTGAAGGTAGTCAGCACTTTCTTTTTGTTCACCGTAAATTCAAAGTTCTGAACCGCCGTGATCCTATCATCCTGAAGCAAGGCTTCACGAACCCGGCGTTCAATTTCGGGAATACAGTATTCCACATCTTTCCCGATCAGATTATGAAGTTCAACCCCATAATCCCAAGAATGGATCAACCATTCATAGCGTTCTGTGTTCAGGATCAGAAAAACCGCCTGTTCCACAGCTTGGATTTCATCAATGGTGCCGATGATGGTCAGGTTGTTGTGGTTCATCCTGAAAGTACGGCTTGGAAGGGTTTCAATGGTGAAATCCTGTTTAATATCATCCTGCACGTGCGGAATCATCATCAAGCCCCCTTTACTCGGTCAATAACCACGAATTTCTTTCCTTGCTGAACCCGGATCAGAAGCACCTTTTCACCGGCCTTCAAAGCGTTGTGAACCTTGAAGGTTTTCTTGCCAACATAGGCGTGTTTGTGGGCTTCATAAGCCGCCGCACCGGAACCACCGCCTTTGTCCTCGGTGCTGTGGTTCACCGTCATATCAACTTCAAAATCAGTCACATTCCGGGTCAGGATCAGCATTTTGGAAGTGTAGATGGATTTCTGATCCACCTGAATTTTCAAGGGCGAAGCGGAAAGGACAGTTCCAAACAGGATGTTCACCGGCTTGCTGGATTCTTGTACTTCCATAGCCGCTTGTTTAATCACATCAACAGGATTAGGCAATAAATTCACCCCCGATCAAATCAAGCGCCATCATGTGTTCATCACCCTTGAAGGTATGGGTGACTTTATTCACCACCATGTAATTGTTGGTGACAATATCGCCAAGGTTCAGGGCCACCACCACGGCGCTTCCAGCACGAACCCGCACATCACCGAAAGCGTTCTGAATGGTCAGCTTGCGGGTTTTCTGATCGTACAGCTTCAACAGGGCATCCGCCTTGGCGGAAGCGCCAGTTTTGGTCTGAACTTCTTCAAAATACTGAAGAACACCCCATTGGTTCATTTTCGCCCCGTCCTGTGCAATGAACAATTCCCGCTTACCGGTTTTTTCATTGTTATAGGCCAGCTTGATCTTGTTATAGGTCTGTTCATCAATACTGGATTCATAGCTGAAGTTTTCCCCGGTTTCTTCATCAATCAGAAGGTTCAGCTTCATGGTATTGATGTTCTTCAGGGTCAGCTTCCCGGCATCGTCATACAGAACATAAAGCTGTTTGGTATTCATCAGGGTTTCATCAAGGGCACTCTGGATCATATCAAACAGGGTTTGGTTTTCTTCCACGATGGTTTCAAGGGTATAACCGGTATCTTCCACCGTGCCAAGGTTCAACCGGAAATCTGTTGCAATGCGCTTCAGAAGGTCAGAAGCCTTCAGCCCTTCTTCCGTGATGGTGTCCTTGTTCTTCAAATAACGCAACTGATCATAGGCCACAACATCAATGGTGCCGCCCTTGTCACGCTTTTTCTTGAACACAAACCCATAGAACATGGCGGTTCCGTTCACAGTCAGCTTCACCGGATCACCTTCAGCAAAGTTCAGCCCCGGCCCCTTGACAACGGTGAACTCCAACTTGCCGGGGGTTCCCTTGCGTTCCAAGGTCAGCCGTGCGCCTTCCTCGACAACAGGGAATTGAATGGTGCTGTTATGCTGGATGAACAATTCAACTGCCAAACGGAATCACCCCTTTCAGGAAGGCAAAGTAAGAACCTGACCGGGATAGATCAGGTTCGGGTTCTTGATTTTGTCCTTGTTCAGATTATAAATTTTCGTGTAATCGGCCCCGTTGCCCAACTGCTTCTTGGCAATGTTCCAAAGGCAATCACCAGATTTCACCGTATAGGTGGCGGCTTTCGGGGCCGTTGTGGTGGGCCGGGGTGCCGCCTTAACCGTTGCGGTGGCGGTTCCCCCGGAAGCCTTGGCCGGTTGCACGGTCACGGTCTTGGTGCCATAGGCTCTGTACTGTTTCAGGTTGATCTTCACCTTCACATCAAAGCCTTCACCGGCATCATCGGTGATTTCATAGGTTTCAAGACCAACGGTCAAATTGGTGTAATGGAACATCCCGCCACCGGGCTTCTGCCGGTTCAGAATGAATTGGAACGGGGTCTTGCTCACCTTCAGCCGTTCAAACAAGGACAGGTAATAGGCGGCGCTTTGCGCTCCACCGTTGCTGAAGGGATAGGACACTTGGGGAAGAACCAATTCAAAGGACACATCCGAAAGGCCAGCGGCCTTTAGAATGTTGATTTCTTCCCCGTTGATCAGGGTCATGGTCTTGTTCTGGTTGTTGATCTTCACCGTCACCTTGGAAGGGGTGATGGGCATAAGCGTTCCCGCCATATACAGTTTATATGCCATTACTTATGCACTCCTTCCGCCGATACCGCCAACCGTTCGGCAAAGTTTTCTGTCCATGCGTCCATAATTCCATCAATATCCATTTCAGAAGAAATGTGATTTTCATTATGCTGTTCAACCTTGATTTCAGCGGTAGTGAACCGGTTGATTGCTTCACGCTCCGCAATGTCACGAAGATAGGCCAAATCTTCTTCAGCAATATCCAAGGCATCAGCGGTGGCCGCTGTGTTTGCGGCGGTGTCAGCAGTATTTCCATAGATTCCATCCCAAGCGTTCCCCATGTTGAAGGCATCAATGGAATCCAAACCACCGCCGAAGAACCCGGAAACCTTATCAGCAATTCCTTCACCAAACTTATAGCCAGCGGAAGCGGCATCGGAATAATCAATGAAGTCCATCTTCTTGACATATTCCACCCAACCGGATTCATCCTTCACTTTCTGTTGGGCTTTTTCAATTCCAGCATAGAAGTTATCAAGGCCGCTGGTAATATCAACCGTCACGCCGGGGATTTTGTTGATAACATCTTCAATGGCATGGGCCAGCTTGGAAATGTACCCAAGTACAGTTAGGAACATATCATAGAAGGCCACTTCCACAGCGGCAATGGGATTGTTGAACACATTCTCAATGAAGTTAGCAAATCTCGCAAAACCGTTTTGCGCCGGTACAATGAAGGTGTTGATCAGGAAGGCACCAAGCACCGCAAATGCCCCGGCAATGATACCGGTTGCGGAAATGGTGGTTCCCTTGAATTTGTTCACCGCCGCAACTGCCGCATAAAGCGCACCAATCAGAATCATAATCAGCATGACCACCCAAACAATAGGATTAGCAAGCAACGCAGAATTGAAGGTGAACACCGCCGCAGAAGCCGCCGCCGTGTTGCCGGTCAGGATTCCAAAGCCGATGGAAAGGAAATTGACCACACCATGATAAATGGCCGTTGCCGCCGCCGCAATTTCTGTCCAATGGGCGGCAATCTGGAACACCGCAAACGCACCGGCCAAGGCCAGAACAGCGGGGCCGATGATGGAAATGTTGTTGGCAAGCCAGTTAATTCCATTCAAAAGGGGCTGAATGACCTGAAGGGCAATATTGGAAGCCTTTGTGAACACTTGGCCCCAAGTCATGGGCATGGATTCAAACTTTGCGTTAATATCATCCGCCGCCATCAACAGCGAATTTTTCACAATATCCGCCGTGATTTTGCCTTCAGCGGCCAAGGTTCTGATTTTGCCGATGGGTTCACCCAAATAATCTGCAATGGCCTGAATGACGGGCTGGGCGTTCTCAAGGACGCTGTTCAATTCCTCGCCACGAAGGACACCGGAAGCCATTGCCTGTGTAAGCTGAAGGGTTGCGGCTTCAATCTGCTGTGTACCGGCTCCGACATTCACAAACGCCTTATTCAAGGTTTCCGTGAAGGCAATCAGTTCATCATTGTTGGCGAAGGCATCACCGGCCATCAGGCCCATTTGGGAAATGGCCTTGGCTGTGGTCAGATAAGAAGCCCTCGACCGCTGGGCGGAAGCCATGATTTTCTGTTCCAAGGCTTCAACGGAACCGCCATCATCCACAAGCAAATTCAATCGGGCCTTGGTGCTTGCCAATTCATCCGAAATGTTCAGCACCTTATTGATCCCGGCGATACCACCAGCGGCAATGGCAACTTTCTTGATGGTGGACAGAAGCCCGTTGGCGGAATTGCTACCCCCACGGATGGAATTGTTGAACTTCTGCTGTTCGTTATTGGCGTTTCTGATATTTTCTTCAATGGCATCAAAGGCGGTTCCCGCTTTCGCCCATTCTTCACGGGCTTCCCGGATTGCCGCCGTGTCAACGGCTCTACCGGAAGCCTGTTGCATGGATTCAAAGGTGTTCAGCACAACACCCATAGCCTTGTGCATACTCTGAAGGGGGCTGGTAACACCATCATAAAGGGCAATAGCGGTTCGGATAGTTCCCACAGGGATCACCACCTTTCTTGGAGAATAGCCGGGGCCTTAATGGTGTCGGCCCCGGCGCTGTTTGCGTTCAATTTCCTTCTGCTTCTTCTTTTCAGCTTCCACCCGAACATCAATGGCCGCAATGATGAAGGCCCGTTCACGCCGGGGCAAAGCATAGAAGGCGGAAGGTGTTAAATGAAGTTCGTGAAGGCAATAGTAAGCAATGTTGGCTTCACCATCACCTTCACAGATCAGTTTTTTGCGTCATCAACCTCATCCTGCATGGTGGTATCAAAACCACACACTTCCTGAATCTTGGTCAGGTATTCGGCATATTCGCCGGGGGTCAGCATGGTTTTCAGAAGGGCATCAGCACCCATGACCTTGTAGCTGTCCTGAAGTTCCTTATCATTCAGATTGGGGAACACGGTACAAGCCACGGCCAGCTTGCCAAGGTAAAGATCATAGTCGGTTTCCTTCTGATACTGGTTCTTCTTGCCGGGAACCGGAACACGCTTGGCACAGGACTTCCGAAGGGTTTCGTCCTCGGTGCCGGTGATGGTCTTGATCTCCCAAGGAATGGGGTTGCCATCCTCACCCAAGAAGCGTTTGGAAGCAACAAACTTGATGTTCTCAACGGGAACGGCGTTTTCAGCCAAAAAAGCGGACAGGCTCATTGTTTTTTCCTCCTATATTTTGATACGAAAAAGGCCCCGGCCCATACCGAAGTAAGGCCGGGGCGCTCTGCTTACTGCATACCGGCCAAAAGGCTGAAGGTTTCGGGCATCTCGAAATCTTCAAAGGTAAAGTCCATATCTTCATCCAAGTATTCCGCATCAGCGTCAAACTTGGCAAGCAAGCCGCCGTCCATATTGCAATCCTTCAGGATCACGGTCTGACGGCCCACAGAAGAAGTGGGATCTTCATTTGTCACCTGAATGTCAAAATAGACATCCTCGCCGGTGTCCTTATAACGCTTCATCAGCTCACGGAAGATGGAAGTGTTATAGTGGAAGGTGGCGGAACCCGTACCCTTCCAGCCGGTGGCCTTATTGCCCTTGCCGGTCTTACCCAAAATGGGAACTTCCGTTTTGTTCTTTTCAAAGTTGGCTTCAAGGTTGATAGCCTGCATGAAGTTGTAACGGTTATCCCCGATGGTCACGAAACATTCAGCCAAGGAAGCGGAAACAGCATCCTTGGCGTTCATGATGGTTCTATCTGCCATGATGGTTGTACCTCCTTACTGAACATAGACGGTCATATAAAGCTGTTCCATAGCGTTCACGGGGGTCACATAGTCAGTAACCACCACGGATTTCTTGGTATCGCCCTTTTCAACCGTCACATTTTCGCCGCTGAAGTTCTCAATGGCCCGAATATCCTGAAGTTCCGTGTGGTGCTTCACAATATCGTTCCAAAGGGAAATCCGGCCAGCGGCATCATTGGGAACCTTGCCAAGATACTTCTTGCCGAACAGAACGGCAATATCATTGGCAATCTGATCCAAAACTCGGATCGTCTGGTTGCTGGAAAAGTCGCTGGACTTTTCATCCGTGATGGAAATGAAGCTGTTAATGTCGGTCAGGACACACACCGCTTCATCCACATGATGGAACATGAAGGAACCTTCCCTGATCCCGTTTTCAAGCTGGGTCTGCGTGAAATCGGTGTCCACATCGTATTCACCATCATAGGTCATGTTGGTGGCGCTCTTATTGACCGCCGTGCCGCCAATCACACCCGTAACCCAAGGGATCAGGGCGGTGGAAGTCTTGTCGGAAGTCAGGCCGTTCTTGACGCTCACAACGCCTTCATAGTCGGCCAGCTTGCGGAAAAGAACCACCTGAAACTTCTTGCCCACATCATCACGCATACGCTTTGCGAAAGCCGCAAACAGGGCGGTGATGGTGGCCTTGCTCTCGGTGCAACCCATAGCGTTGAAGGTGTACGCTTCCGCCTGATCAAGATAGGTCTGATAGTCGGAATCGGCCACGGTGCCATTGGTGCCGCCCGTCAGGGGCAAGGAAGCGGTCAAGGAAAGGGTTCCGCTGGACTTCCAATCCACATAGGCATTGGCCTTCAGATCGGTGATAGCGGCCACACCTTCCTGAAGATCAACCTGAACGGTTCCCAAGAAGGTTGCCACATCGAACAGCGGCTTCTGTTCTGTGGTGTTTTCATTCGCCGTGATAACGGTACGAAGATCATTACCACGGGTGCCGGGGTATTTGGCCGTTGCGTAGGTGTTAGCCGCCTTCACGCCGCTGGTGCCAAGGCGGAAGAAGTGAACGGTTTTGGCGTGAAGGAAGATTTCACGCATAGGCTTCAGTTCATCCGCCGTGTACGCATAGCCGAAAATTTTCTGACTGTTCTTGATAAAGTCAGCCTGTTCCACCGTGAAAATCTTGCCTTCAGGCCCCCAATTCATAGCAAGGGGGATGGTGACAATGCCACGGTCAGAAAGGGTGGCGCTTGCCTGCGCCACAGAAATGAAGTTGATATATGCACCGGGCAGAACCTTGTTCTGCACCAAGAAGGTGCCGCCGCCAAGGGCCATATTAGTTCACCTTACCTTTCATAAAGTCTTTGATCAGCCCATCAATCTGATCATGGGTGTATTCCTTCCCATCTTCCAAAAGGACAGACAGAAGATCACGCCGGTCAGCGTATCTCTTGAAGGTCAACACCCGTTCTTTGGGGAATACCACCGGGGCCGTGATGGGCGGTTCCTGTGCGGTGGTGGCTTTCTTTCTGGTAGCCATTCAATCACCCTTTCTTTGGCTCCACATCCACATCCAAGGTTTCCATTGGGGTTTCCTCGGATGGGCGGGATAGTGTCAGATTGAAGTTGACGAAGAAGTGAAGAACCCCATCTTCAACTTCATAACTCATGGAAGTTCCGTGAAGCACATCCCCATTGGGAAGGGTGATGAACTCCAAACATTCCATCAAATCCCCGGCCACCGTGAACAATTCAGCGTTGTTTCTCCCACTGGTTGGGAAATAGTGAACATCCAGCGGGTTCCGGTTCATGAACCGGTTCTTCTGCAACGGGGAAATGTCGGGCTTCAGAACGGCAATGAAAAAACAGGGTTCTTTGAAACCCTGTTCCACATCGTTCTGATAGATTTTGTACCCGGCCCCAAAGGTGGCGTTCAGCTTCATGGAAACACCTTTGATGATTTCATTGATCAACTGAACACCCCCTTCAAGGCTTCATACAACATATCATTCAGAACGGACGGGGCCAAGGTTTTCACTTCCTGTTCGGAAATCGTCAGCATGAACCGCCCCTTCACCCAACTTGCCTTCAAGGTCTTACCCAAGGCGGGAACATAGCGCCCCGGCGTTTGCCGGTGGCCGTATTCCACATAGGACGCATATTCCAAGTTGTTGATGATGGTCACGGTGTACTGATCCCCATGTTTTTCAATGGGAAGGATCGTCCACGCATCACGCAAGGAACCCCCGCTGTAACCGGCCCAATATTCCTGCTTGGCTTCATCCGTAGCATAGGACGGAACCACGCCAACCGGGGTTCTTTTCTTCACCTTGTTCAGAAGGATTTGGGCAACCTTCTTGGCGGCATCCCGGCAAAGTCGATCCATGTCAACTTCCGAAAGCTGTTGAAGGCGTTCATCCTGCTTCTTCAATTCCCGGTAATCACACCGGCCCCATCTCGCCATCAGACCCACCCCCTGAAGGGTTCAAGCATGATTTCTTGATGGTTAGAGAAAACACCCGGTTCACCGGAACGGGAATAGGTGAAGGTTCGTTCCACATCATTTGGCCGGGTGACAATGATCTTGCATCCTGCGGGAACCTTCACATCCGGGGAAAGGAACAGCTTCACCACCTGTTGGGCGGTTGCCACTTCATCCCCATTGGTTGAAGTTAATGTTTCAAAAGACAGCTTGCACGGCTGATCCTGAAGAAGCGGCTTTTCTTCAGAATCCGTCAGGTGGGTGACAGGATCGGTGACTTCCTCACGGATGAAGATAGAACACCGATCCTTCCACAACCGTTCCAAGGCGGTTCGCACGGCCTTATTCACCATACCAACCGCCTATAACGGTAGATTTCACCAATGCGCCCGTTGATCAGATAATCAATCAGGCTGTTCAACCTCTGTTCAGGGGTTGAACTACCTTCACCAAGGGCAAAGGTAATGTTGGTGTCACCTTCCTGAATGGATTTCACCGCCGCATCCAAATCAAACCCTTCAAGCTGTCCAGAACACTTCTTCATGTTCAGGTATTCGCCCACGGCCATAGAAACGGCCAGACTTTCCAACCCCTCCGGGATTTCGGAAAGGTTGGAAAGGTTTTTGATCCTCCATTGAACATTGGTCAAAACCATATCCAACAACGGATCATCAGCGGCCCCCGCCACGCCAAGGGCCGTTAGCATTGCAACCGCTTTATCACGCAACGGGGTTCACCGCCTTTCTTACGCCGCCGTGATTTCGTACCAACCCTTGGTCTTGGGGTTGTCACCGGAACCGGGCGTGACCTTCACATAGCCGATACCGGAAGCGGCGTAGTAGGTCTTGTCGCTGGAAACCGTGGTGTCAGCGGTGACAGCGGCGGAACCGGTGATGATCTTCACCGCCTTGGCTTCATTGGTCATGGCCGCAAGGTAATACTTGCGGGAATAAACCGTGTTGCGGCGGATGTTGCCTTCACGCTCCTGTTCCACTTCCGTACCCTTCTTGTTGAACAGGGTAACAGCTTCCTTGGTGGCAATGACCACCTTGCCGGTTTCGGCGTTCTTCTTGGTGTAGATGTTGATACCGCCCACGGTGCCAACATAGCCCTGCTTGGCGTATGCTTCCACATACTTCAGATCGTCCTTCAGGGCCTTACGAAGTTTCGCCATATCAGCGGGGTTGACGAAGCCGAAGATGGTCACGCCTTCAAGGTTTTCCAGATTCAGCATGGCCGCACCATCCACAAAGGCATCAAAGCCAAGGGCGGTGGTCACGATGGTCATGGTGGCCTCGTTGAAAGCGCCGAAAATGTCAGCGTTCACGGTGTTGAACATATCCGTACCAGCGTGACGGGTGCCGGTGGTGATCACCATGGGATCGGTCATGGCTTCCTCGTCATAATACTGGAAGCGGTTCTGGGCCATCTGAATCCGGTATTCCTTCTCGGTGTAACCGGCTTCAATGGTCTTGGTGTTGCCGTTGCCCATGGTCAGCTTCTCGGTGCCATCGGTGGCCTTGTACTTGTGAATCTTGCGAACCATGCCAGCAACGCCGGTCAGGTTGTTGTCCACGGTGCAAAACTGCTGAAGATCAAGGTGGCTCTGGTACTGATCTTCAATTTCGTTGGACAGGAAAAAGTTATCGTAGCAAGTGTTTGCCATTACTCATTACCTCCATAAAGTTCTTTGTATTCGTCAGGATGGTTGACGGAATAGTTGTAGCGATCCAAGGGGTTCATGGCCTTCAGCTTTTCAAGGGTCATGCCGCCTTCAGCGCCATCACCCTTTTCAGCGGATTTGGCCCCCTTGAACTTGGTGCCGGTGGACTTCTCAAAAAGAAAAGCCGTGTCCTTGCCTTCCACCAGCTTCTTGACTTCATCATCAAGGCCCTTGACGGTTCCATCCTCCGCCAATTCAGCCTTACCGATGAAATCAACCAACAGCGCCTTAACAGCGGTGTTGTTCTTGGCCTTTGCGCCGGTCAGGGCCAGTTCAACCGCATTGCTGATTTTCAGGTTCTTCAGTTCAGCGGCGTGATCTGCGTCCTTCTTCTTGTTATCGGCCTGAAGCTGGGTGATCTGATCCTGAAGGGCCTTGGTGTCACCAGAAGCCTTCTTCAGCGTTTCAAGCTGGGTGTCACGCTCTTTGATGGTGTTCTTGGCGGCGGTCAGTTCGGTGTTGACCTCATTGAACCGGGCCTTGGTGACGAAGGAACCGTTCAGGCCCTCCATAACCTTTGCGGCCTGTTCTTCAGTCAGGCCCCATTCCAACAGCTTTTCTTTAGTCATTGTTGTTACCTCCAAAATCCTTTTTTACCGTGGGTTAGGAACCACGATTTTTCCGGTTCTGTTTACCGCCCACCACCGGGAAACGGCGAAAATGGTATGAAAAAACCACCACCGGCCAAAGGCCGGGGTGGTCAGATCATCAATTAAGTTAATGCGTCAATGATAATGCGATAGCGTTCACGGTTCGGCTTGTAAATGCCCCGTTTGTAATAACTCAAAGACGCTTTGCAAATGTTCGTCAGCTTGGAAAGTTCCGTTACGGAAATGCCCCGTTCATCCATTAGCCGCTGAATCTCCGTACAGTCAACCGGCCCATCCAAGGCCGGGGCTGGGGTGGTCACTTCCGGGATGGAGAACCCGGCCTGTTCCAGAAATCCAAGCACATAGGGAAGCCGTTCATTCCGACAGGTAGCGGCCAGTTGTGCCGCCTTTATGTAATCGTCTGTGGTCAATGCTCTTGCTTTCGGGATGATGGAATAACTTCCGGTTTTACGGATTGCGGGAAGAACCTCATGCGTCACCCAATGTTTGAAGCGTTTGGCGCTTTCCAGCTTGCTTCCGAAGATCAGGGCGTAAAGGCCGCTTTCGTTGATGATGGTCATGGTCTGTTCACCAGAGGGGGTCGTGATTTGCGACCCCCCTTTATCTTCCGGGTCAACATGACGGTGAAGGGCATCTTTGGTATTGGAATATCCCAAGGCAACCGCCACATCCTTGCCCACGAACCACGGTTCTTCCTCAATGGTCACGGTTCGCACCTGTCCAAATTCGGGGTTGGTGAATACCTGAAGTTCATTCATGCCTTCTTCACCGCCTTCTGTCCACGGGCAAAGCCCAGCTTGAACACCACGGCAATCAGCTTGAAAGTGTCGTGATGATATGCGTCATAGAGTTCATCCAGTTCATTCCTGCGAAGGTCATACTTACCGGGGTGTACGCCTTCAATGCTCTTGATCAATTTTTCCATGTTAAACCTCCATCAATTTTCACTTGATAGAAGTTCCCAACTGTGATAGAATGGATTTATCCAGTTGGGAAACCTCTGGTTTTAGAAACAGTCGCTTACTTGTTCAGGGTGGAGCGGCTGTTTCACTTTTCTTGTGCCAAAAGTAAATCAATCCCTTGCCGAATAGCTTCTGCCCGTGTAATATCATGCTTGGCGCAATATTCATCAAGGCGTTTTGTTGCTTCATCGTCCAATCGAACTTTCACATCATTCCTTTTGGGATTGTTCGCTTTCGGCCTTCCGGTTCGTGGAGACATCGTATCACCTCACTTTTTGAGTTCCACAAACTTATTATAATAATTGGAACTCAAAAAGTCAAGAGGTTTTTGGAAAAATTTTAGGCATAGAAGAAGGGAACAGGTTTTCACCTGTTCCCTTGAAGATTGGACTTTGGCCGGAGCGTCACTCCCGGCATCTCTTTTGCCCACTACCAAAAGGCGTGTGGCGTATGGGAACGCTTTTTCCACCTCAAAGCCCGTTCTTATCCTATCTAAAGTATAGCAGTATTATTCCCGCTTGTAAAGGATTTTCTTGTTCTTCACATTCTTCTTCCATGTGGTTTCACCAATTTGCCAGAAGGACAAGATGGAGTTTCGATATTCAGCGGGGTCACTCTCTACCTTTACCCGTAGAATCACTTTGAACTTTTCGCCATTTTCTTCAATTTCTTTCAGAATCACACCGGTATTAGGCTTGTTTGCTTCCAAGATGTAATCCGGGTTTTCCAGAATATCCGCAACATACTTAACGAACTGTTCGTAATCTCCGGGGTGGCGTTCTTCAATATGCTGAATCCGTTCCGGGGTGATAATCACTTCATCGGTGGCGATCTCGTCCGTAATGCAACGGTATTTTTCTATATCAATACGGCCTACCGTCTGCACATTGGAACCCTCGCTTTTTACCATCGAAACTGTATTTTTAATTATACTCCCGATGGTTGCAAGGGTCAACCCATCTTTGGAACCGTTGTCCACAAAAGTTTTCTTCCATTCGGAATAACTCATATTACCGGGGACATAGTAAACTTTTCCATCCTGATCCCGTGCGGCTCTTTCACCCATATATTTTTCATCAATGGCGGGAACCGTAGTTCCTCGGCAATGTGGATGAAACGGGGGAACGGTAACACCCGGTTGAAACTCCGACATGGGAACCACTTTTCGATCCATACTTGCACAAAACGCACAGGTGATGGAATCCAGCGTTTCCAAAATCTCTACATTCTTCACGCCCAATTCCTTATAGGTTTCTTTTGCGGCAAGGGCGTTAAAATAGCTTGTTTCCGTATTTACAAGCCTTGCGGCCTGATACCGGGAAACTTTGAACTTCTTCTGAATGGCATCCGTGATTTTTTGGGGGCTGTCACCACGAAGAAGGCCCTGAACCAATTCTTTTTGAAGGCTATCGACCAGTTCTTGCTTCTTGAACCAAATACGATCACTAAAGGTTCGCCCGTCCGTTGTCCAAGGCTTTGAAAGCAAGGTTTCAAGTTTCTTCTGATCCAGCCCGGTAATATCCCAACCAAGGCCAACGCCCTTCTGAACCTCAAAGGCCGTGTGGGTGTAGCCATTGCCCACAACTTTCTTCAACAGGGCATCCAGACTATCAACCTGATTGCCATACAGCAATTCAAGCTGTTGCTGAATACCTGTCTGAACAGCTTCAAGGCGGGAAATGTGGAACCGGGCGGACGCATTTTCCAGCTTCTTCAGCCATGCCGCATCCAACCCGGCCTGTTCACCGATCTTGATATACTGTTCAACGCTCCAATGAAATTCTTCAAGCTGTCCAGCGGTTAGCCATTTCCGGGCATCGGTCAGGCTGATTTGGTTGTTCACCGCAAAACGGGCATACCAGCTTTCAATTTCCTTCTGAACCGAACGCTGGGCATCCAAATACAGTTCTTCCATGTCCTGAATGGTTCGCTGGGCTTCTCGGTGGGTGCTGTCCTCCAAGATGGAAAACCGTCCACGCCAATAGTCCGCATTTCTCATGGGTGGTTCCTCCAATCCTGAAAAATGGTGCTGAAGGTGGGATTTGAACCCACACGCCTTGCGGCAACGGATTTTGAATCCGCCGTGTCTGCCTATTCCATCCACTTCAGCAAATAAGACTTCCCCATCAGGGCTGAAGGCCCCGCAAGCATTTTCAGCCAAGTCCAACAGGGAAGCATGGTAGCCCGTGCCGGGATCGAACCGGCGTTACCGCCGTGAAAGGGCGGTGTCTTAACCGCTTGACTAACGGGCCATGATGGGCCGGGGAAGGGAATTTCACCCTTTGGCGGGTAGGAGTAATAGCACCCCGCCACACTCAAGGTCTGCCCCGGCATATATTGTGAAACGGCGGGGGTTATTCACCCTCGCCATTGTCACCTTTGTTCTGGTTGCCGGTCTGGAAGGCCCCGGCGTATTCCTGTGCCTGTTCCATTGCTTCATCCTTTTCCTTACGCAACCGGGCCAGCTCCACTTCAACATCCGTAACCCACGGGTGCTGTTCCACAATGGTTTCCGTGGACAGAATACCAACGGACTTGGAACAGTTTTCAATGGATTCCGTTTCATTGATTAGAATGTCACGGTTGAACACGATCTGAAGTTCAGCGCCTTCATAATCGCCCAAGCCCCTGTTGCTGAAATCCTGATTGATGAACCACAACAGTTCTTCAAAGGCCGCTTGGAACTCGGTTTCCATGCCGTTTGCGTCAAGGTCAATGTCAGAATACATGGATTGAATGTTCATCTGGTTGGGGTTGCCACTCAAACGATCATCCTTGGCATCGTAACCACGGGCATTTTCAATCAAGGACTTCTTCAGAAGTTCCAAAATGCCCTTGTAGTTCTCTGCATTGATTTCAACCTGAAGGGTTTCAACCCCGCCATCCTCACGAACCTTCACGGCTCCATAGGTGGAAAGGTTGTGGCGGAACTCGCCAAGGTTTTCACCGTCATAGTTCTTCAGAACCAGAATGGTGTTCCGTGCGTCCTCTTGCATATTGTTTTCAAAGTCGGAAATCATGGTATTGATTCCGTCCTGAAGGGTTTTCACACGGCGGATCAGGGGGATTTCCTGTTTGTTATACTTGAAGGGAACCAGCGGAATCCTTGTCCAGTTGAACCCCTTGGGTTCTTGGCCTTCTTCCTCAACCATGAAATAGTTTTCGTGTTCACCGGCTTCCACATCGGCAATCAGCATATCATTTTGATAGATATACCGGTAAATGCCATCGGCTTTGAAGATTTCCACCTTCTCCACCTTTTCCTTCTGGTAGCCGTTCCACACTTCTTGAGTGTAGTAACGAATCGCACAATCAAGGATGGTGTGATCATCGTCAGCCCAAAAAGGAAGAATGTCATAGGCCGGGAAATGCTTGAAGGACAATTCACCAGCTTCATTGTAGTAAGGATAAAGCCAGCCAATGCCACCGTTCAGGGCATCTTCACAAACATATTTCAGAAGCCGGTAAAACCGTTTGTTGAAAACCTTGCCCAAAGCATCCGTGTAACCCTTATCCTGACAGTTCAGGGTAAAGGGCTTGCCCACAAGGTAGTTGGTTTTCTGATCCACCATCAGGGCATATTGGTTATCAATCAGGCGGTTGTTCGGAAGGTTCGTCACCACCTGAAGTTGACCGTTTTCACCAATGATTGTGCGCTGACGCTGAAGAATGTCATGCTGTCCTTCATAGTACAGATCACCCATAACCTGATCCTTGCGGCGCTGACTATTCTTCCATTCCTTGATTTCAGCGGCGAAGAACTGATTTTCAGTCATGCCGGTTCGCCCACCCTGAAGGATCAGGCGGTTGATACGCTCCATAGCGTTATCCAGAAACATATTCACTTACCGCCTTTCTTCATTGCTTAATAAACACAGAACCCCGGAAACACTTGATTTCCGGGGCCTGTTGTTACTACCGTGTTACTCAAAGCTAAAGGCAGAACCAACCAGCATATCTTCAAGGGCATAACGCATAGCGTCCATCAGGTGGTTAAAATCATCAATGGGAATGTTGATCTTGGTTCCAAACTTATCTTCATCCCAAGTGTAGTTTGAAATTTCAGTGATGAAGTTCACACACCGGGGATGAATGATGATGGTATAGCCTTGAATGTACTGAATGCCATTGTTCACGCTGTCCTTGCCCTTCCGGGCGGCTCTGATACGATGAAGGCCAGCTTCCCGCAATTCGTCAATACTCTTTGGTTCGGCGCAATCGGCCTTGATCCGTTCCTTGGCATAGCCCATAGCCGTTACCCGGTCACAAATGGCCTGGTTGGTCAGGGCTTTTTCATACAGTTCATCAAATACCCAAATAGTCTTTTCTTCCTTGCTGACAAGGCCACAGAAAAGCGCCGTGGGGTCATTGGTATAGCCAAAGTCAAGGCCAAAGGCGGATTTCACACCGGCCTTGGCGCTTACTTCCTTCACATTGAAGGCTTCTTCCCGCCAGTTCTCAAAGATCAGGCCATCCACAATGCCCCAACCACCAAGGCCAGCCACTTTATAGCGCCGGGGGTTGGTTTCCTTCATAGTCTGGAAAACCTTCAGATCAGCTTCGTCCAGCCATTCATTACACATATAATTGGTGGTGGTTGCGAAAATCTGACCATCAGGGGAAATCCAGCTATCATGGAATTTGTAAACGGGGTTCCCTTGGGCATCCTTGCCGGTGATTTCTCCAAAGAACCGTTTCCTGATCCAATGCTTTTCATTCCACGGGTTGAAAGTCAAAGTGATTTGCTTGAACAGGCCGGTTTTTTCCGGGATAGCACCACGGATGGATTCATCAAGCATATTGAAATCATCTTCATTCATGATTTCATAGGCTTCTTCAATCCAGCACCAGCACAAATAGCCAATTTCAACCGTGATGGAAGTAACCTTCAGGGGATCATCAAGGCCCCTGAAGTAAATCTTCTGACCGGTTGGAATATAGGTCATTTCAAGGGGGCTTTCTTTGACTTCCCAATAAGACTGAACCCCAAGCCGGTTGATTGCCCACTTCAATTCCGTGAAACAGCTATCCTTCAAGGTTCTGAACACTTTACGAACCACAAGGGTATTGGCTTCCGGGTATTGCATCATTCTTTTGATGATGTTCAGGGCCGTGGTTTTAGATTTCTTTGAAGCACGGGAACCCTTGCAAACCCGGTAACGGCCTTTGAAGTTCCAATAAGTGGCGTAGCCTTTGCCCACCACTTCAGGAAGGCGGATCACCTTTGCTTTGGGGTTAATCTTCAAGTTGATCATCCCCCATGATAACCACGGGAAGGTTCCCTTCCATTTTCAGCTTGTCAGTAAACATCCCAAGATGTTTTCCCAACAATTCAAGGGCCTTCAGCTTGTCATAAGTTTTCACTTCTCGTTCAGTGATATTTCCGCCTTCACCGGGAATCACTTTCACCTTAACAGAAGCAATACAAGCGGTATCGTCCCTGTTGGCTTCACCCTTGATGGTGGCTTCATCCATATCAATCACATCAACCGGGTTCAGAAAAGCCATTTTTGCAATTTCCTGAATCACTCGATCCTGATTGATACCGGTTCGGCGGCTCCGATCAGCTATGGCCTTATCAATGGCATTTTTAATCACAGGTTTTGACAGGTTTTCAGAACCCATCTGTTGTGCGGTGTCGGGGGAATACCCGGCCCGAATTGCCGCTTGCGTTGCGTTCAGATCAATCAGATATTCTTCAACAAATAGCTTTTGCTTTTTGGTCAAGGTATTCACCCCTTTCCTGAAAAAGTGAAATGCACCCCTTTTAGGGGTGCATTTTAACAATGCTATTATATCATGTTTGATACTCTCTTTTGCTATCATCTTTCAGAATATCGGGGTTTTTTTCTGCAAAATCAAGCAAAGCGGCCCCGTGAATACGGTAAACTTGTGCGATTGAAAAGTTAAGGTCAACTGCAATCCTTTCCCATTTTTCTCCGCTAACATACCGGGCAATCAAAATATTCTGCTGGTCTTTGTCTGAAACATTGCTGATCCGGTTCAAAGCATCACCCTTCAAGTCAACAAGTTCATCAATCCGGGCATTTATATCATCTTCAAGGGCAACGATCTTCACAATCGTTTCACCTAAAGTATCTTTTGCGCCGGAAGTCTGTACCTTGTCGGGCTTCAGATCATAGTTTTGGCTGGTCAAGCTGGAACGCAAGGTGTTCACTGTATCTGTCAACCGCTGGATCAAGCGATCAGTTTTCTGAATTTGGGAAAAGTAATCTTTGACCTTTTGGCAAAGTTCTTTTTCAGTCACTATGTATCACACATCCTTTCACGCATCTGTTCTGGTGAAAATCCCTGTAATGTCAATAGGTTGGAACAGATAGAACAGATGGAACACATCTTTGGACAGTTCTCTTATAATATTTCTTATATATACTTTTTTTCTTTTTAAGTTTAAGTAATATATCATCTGTTCCATCTGTTCTATAAAGGGAAAACACAGGTATTTTCAAGGGTTTCCACGGTCACAGATCATTCATTGCATCTGTTCCCATATCCGTTCCAACCACAACCGCTGAAGTGTTTTGGCGGGGGCGTTTTCTTGAAAGTTAATTTTCAAATTCTGAAGGAAGGTTGTCAAAAATGTAAACCCCCAACAGGACAAGTGCCGGATCAACTTCAAACTGTTTTATGGTAAAAGACACAAGAAAAAAGATGAATGCCTTGATCATCAATTTCTTCACCGGTATTCCCTCCCGGTCTTTTTATCCTTCAATTCAACCCGGTTCAAAAGTTCAAACCCGGCCAAACGGATAATGTACTTCAGAACAAAAATCAGGGTGTTCAGGCGCTTTTGCTGTTCATCTTCTTCCCGAATGATAGGCTTCAGCCCTTCATAAGCCGTAGGGTCAGCATACCCTTCTTTATTCTGCCAAGGTTTAGTTCCCACGATCCTTCAACCTCCCATCTGAAACAATAGTGATCCCGGTTTCTTCCTTCAGGGTTTTGTGAATATCTTCAAGGGACACATAACCTTTTTCAAAGCTATCATACAGTTCAAGAACAGCATCCGTGAACCGTTCACACCGAACCGGGCCGAAACCAAACTTATCATGAAGGATCATCACCGGCAATCCCAACATCAGAAGGAAGGCTTTGTTGGCCGCATCCTTGGAAGCGTCCTGTTTGATCTTCTCAACATCCGCCGCTTTGATATTCACCACGGGTTCTTTTTTAACCGGAAGCCCCGCTTTCTTGGCTTTCCGCCGTTCAGCCCTGTTCATGGTATTCACTCCAAATATCATCAAAGCAAACCGGGATCATGGAATGAACTTTGTCCAGAAGGATCATGGCCACTTCCCGCATCTGCGGGTGTGCGGCGGGGGAACAGCGTAACTTCAGGAAGTGCCGCCACTCCCGAATGTCAGCGGTCATAACCACTTCCGTTTTCAGGCTGTTGGGCAGAACAGAACGGGCTTCTTGCGGGGTAAGACGCTTTGTGTTTCCGTTCAACAGCCTGAAATAATAGGCTTCTGCCATTTCACACGCATCCCGCCATACAACATAGCTTCCAGTTCCATCTTCCAAAAAGCAAGGCTTGATCACGGTGATTTCAGAACCAAAGCCTTCCTTGCTGTAATTGCAATAGCGGGTAGATTCTTGGCAATATGCCGCCAGCCGGTGCCGAACAATTTCATGGGAAACCCCACGATCACAGATGAACTTCACCGTGAAGGAACAGTGTTCCAGAACTGCTTCATGGCCCCGCTTGATGATCCCGGCCACGAATGCCGGGGCGCTGGTGTCGGTGATCTTGGCTTCAGACTTATAGCAAACCCGCCCACACTGTTCAAGGCGCTTCAGGATTGCGGCCCCATCAATCGGGGTGATAAATTCCACATCAGCATTGATAATTTTCATTCTTCTTCATCCTCCACACAGTCAAAGGGGTAAAATCTATCTTCAACCCCATTGTTTTTATGAACACATTCATCACAAGGGGGTTCATCCCCGAACTTGTCACGGTGCTTACAACGGCGGCACGGTTCCAAATTCCGTTTCAGTTTTGGAACCGGTGGATTTTCGCTTTTGTCGATCCGGGTTGGTATGTCCTGAAGCTCCGGGTGTTTGATTTCCATGTAAAGGGCAAACAGGATGTTCCAAGCCGCCGCCCGAAGGTGGGGTTCATCCTTCATACCCATCATGTACTTGGCAAGGTGGCGGAAGGCCGAATCAATCAGGCTGTGAATGGGAATGCCCTTTTCACAGTTGCGTTCCCCGTACTTCAGCGCCCCTTCCTCACAATGCTTGGAAACTTCCACAAGGGCTTCCCACGGCAATAAATCCATGCGGCCTTTGCCGGTGTGCATATCCCGAACCGCCCCGGTATCAAACCGGGTGCGCTCTCCACTATCTTTGATCATTGGGTTGTCCATTTGGTATCCCTCCAAAAATCCTTTAAGTAATCTTCAAATTTCAAGGTGGTTCTGAATATCATTCGATTGTTACACCATCGTTGAAGGTGTTGGCACATTTTGAAATGAATTCTTTGCTCTTTGCTAAACTTTTCCATAGTATCAGGTAACCATCTACCACGATCATCAACAAATTTTTGTTTATCGTAGATCATCACATAAGGCTGATACCCATGATCACGCAAGAAATAAATCCTGTTCAGATCTTCTTCAATAGTTGACCAGTAATTTGTGAGTACATAAACCGCTATATTTTGGTCTTTCTGCGGCAAGTGTGGGCGAACCCATAAGAATTGATCTTCCAAATGTTCTTTTGGATTATCCCAAGCGAAATGGTGTACTTTTACCTTTAACTTTGAAAGTCGTTCAGCAATTTCAGAGTTTACAAGCCGAATATCTAATCCACCATTGAATTCGACATAAGCCCCGGATTCATACAGTTGATCCAGAAGTTCAAGCCGATGATCCTTACAGGCTAAAATATTTTGATCTAACAGTTAGATTTCTTTTTGGCCGTTCCAAAATTCTGAAAGGTCTGCAACTTTTCTGGAAATATGGCCGTCTTTTTCCGGGGTAATGCAAAATGGGTGGTCACAATGTGGACAGCCACGGGTTAGCCAGCCAAGCGCAAAATCAAACCTTGGGTATAAAGAATAATCGGGGTAGGTGTGTTCAATATCAAATGGTAAGTGGTTCTTGAGATCATAACCGCTTCCGCCCCGGTGGATTATATCAGCGGTGAATTGGATATTTGGTTCTTTGGATTCTGAAAAAATTTTAGAAATGTAAACCTGATCATAATTGTGACCGAATTGAACGAATTCAACAGAATCCCCCAAGTTCTTGTGATACGCTGAAATTTTCATTAGGGGAAGGTTCGGGAAATTATGTGAATCTACATCCAGCAACCCAACAATCATCAAGAATCACCACCTTTTTCTTCAACAAAAATTCTGGTTTTCTTTCCACGGATATACCTTGCATCAGTGGTCAGCCCACAGCGTTTGGTGATTTGCCGTGAAAATTCAATGTTGGAAAGGGCTTGGAAGTTATTAGAAATACAGTATTCCTTATACTTCCGATAAACGGTGGCCGTTGCTTCATTGATAATTCCATCAAGGCCAATTTCATTGATAAAGCCAATGATGGGGTTGTTGTTCTGTTCATATTCGTCAAGCTGTCCCTGAACTCTGCTGGAAGTGGTGAATTGGGCGTTCATCAGAACCCGGCGCAAGGCTTTCAGTCCCAACAAAATCAGATATTCCATTGAACTTTGTTCGCACAATTCATCCTTGATGAACGGGCGGAAATCAGGATCATTTGGGGTAAACTTGGCATCAAATGGGACGATCACCAGCCGCCTTTGAACGGCTCCGGTCTTATCCTTCATGCGGGGAATGTTGTTGGCGCTGAACAGGAATTTGGCATAGTTGTTGAATTCAAAGGGGTCTTGGCCTTTGCGCTCCACATTCACCCGGTCACCGGTCACCAGCTTTTTGAACACTGACGCATTGGCAATGAATTCATCCCCAATATCATCACCAATGTTTGCCAGCTTTCCGAAAAGTTCAGCGGTTTTGAACCTGTCCCCAAGTTCCTTCAGGTCAAGTGAAGCAATATTCCGATCCCCCAACATATTCTTGACCACATGAAGGAAGGTTGATTTGCCGTTGCTCTTGTCACCAATCAGGATGAAGGCTTTGCCAAGTTCATTGCGCCGGTAAAGGCAATAACCAACCATTTCTTCCAGCAAAGCCCGAACTTCAGGATCATCACAGGCCAACCGGTTCAGGGTATGATCCAACAGATCATCATGGGCGGCGGGGTTGTACGGCCACGGAATTTTGTTTGTAATGACTACATCCGGGGTGAACTCTTTGAAAGAACCATCCCGGATATTGTAAAGGCCGTTGCTGAAAGCAATGATATTCGGGTCGGTGGCTCTGGTTTCTCCCTCTGTCTGGAACATTACTTCCAGATAGGACAACACTTCTGACCGGTGCGCCCGTTTCAGGTTGGGAATGTGCTTGATCATTTGGGCTTCAATTTCCATAGCGCCGGGAACATAGATACCATCCCGGTAAATGTGAAGCTGGTTATTGATCTTTACAATGTGATTATTGTTCTTCAGATACACCGCAAACTTATCAAACAGAAAGGTTTTATCCTTGAAGAAGATAGGTTTCTTGAATGCTTCATCCCGAAGGATGGTTTCAAGTTCCCGATCCGGCAAAGGATCATCAAGAATATACCGGTTGATCATGCGGATGGTTTCACGGGCTTCTTCTTTGGTGAAGTCCTCGCTTTGAAGCGTCAGAATATAGTTGAACAGGGCTTGGTTCCGTCCGTCCCCGGCTCTCATATCCAAGAACTTCATGCTGGTTTTTACCGGGGTAAGCCATTTGGGAAGGTCTTGAATATCATCTTCCGGGCAATCCAGAAGAACTTCCCGATCCACCCCATTGAAGCGCATAATGGCATAACTGTTGTTCCGGCCAACCTTGGCATCTGTTTCAATACCAAGCGCCAAGGTTTGCTTTGTCCAGCTTTTTTCCACATACCCTTCCGGGTTTCTGAAATAGAAGTGCTTTCCCCGTGTGGTCTTATACACCCGGCATTTCAGGCCCAAATCCTGAACAATCTGGAAAAGAAGATCACTGGTTTCCGCATCATCCACATCAATCAGAATTGTTTCTTCTCCAAGAATTCCGGCGTATTCGTCAAGGTCTTGAACATCTTCAAGGCGGTTCAATCTTTTCCGCCCTTTGAATTTTTCAAGGCATTGTTTGTCCTTTGTCGGTACATATCCCCGAAAAAGTTGCATGGTTCAGATCCCCCCCCCTTCTCGTTTAACTCCAAAATCAGACAACCGGCCCCAAGCC